AAAATACTACACGGCGGCGATCTACCGATCTCTCGCGGCAGCACGGGATCGCCGTTTTCGCTTGACCTTGGCACTATAGATGTAGTGTGCCTGGGAACTGCGAACTGCACGCTGACAAACTACGGCAAGCGTGCCACGTTTGAAGTTGCCGGGCCGGGTGTTGTGTTCACTCACAAGGCGATCTTCCAGCGACTTGCAGTCGAGAAGAAAGTCAACGACGTGCAGCGCAACACTGTGACGCTTCGCTTTTCACCATTCTAGGAGTTTCTGTATGGCACTGACGGCAGATCAGATTTTGGCGGCTGACGACCTCGGGTTGAAGCAAGTGCCGGTTCGTGAATGGAACGGCGAAGTGTTCATTCGCATGATGAGCGTTGGCGAGCGGGATGCGTATGAGCGTCTCTGGATCGGCAAGCGAGAGACGGGTGTCGATAACTTCAGAACGGAGTACCTCGCCCGCGTTTTGTGCGACGAGAAGGGGCAGCTACTGTTCACACGCGAGCAGGTTTCTGTTCTGGCGAACAAGAGTGGTGCGGTGATGGGCCGACTATTTGATGAGGCTCTGGCACACAACAACATGACGGAGGCGGATGTCGAGCAGTTGGGAAAAGTCTAGGCGTCTCGCCGACGCGACGGTTCATGTTCGCGTTGGCGGGGCACCTGGGCATGACAGTCGGCGAATTGTCTCGCCGAATGGATTCGCGGGAGTTGACCGAGTGGATGGCGTACACACGCTACTACCAAGCTCTCCCAGACCCATGGCGGCAGACAGGTCTTGAGGTGAGTGCGATGCTCGCGCCGCACTCGCCGAAAGGCAAGTGCCCGAGTGCCGATGACTTCAACCCGATTGAAAAGGCTCCGCAGCACGGCGATCAAATGCTGACACAGATCAGGGCTCTTCAAGCAGCACTAGGTGGTGGGTAATGGCGAACATCGTCGGGCTAGCGTTGAAGGTGACCGGCGACGCGAGCGGCTTGGCAAAGTCGCTCACGCCGGTTGACCGTGCGCTCGACAAGCTCGCCGCCCAGGCCGAGAAGGCGACGAACGTCTTTACGCCGTTTGCCGAGAAGACGGCGGCGGCGGGCAAAGCTCAAGAAGAGTTTGCCGCGAAGTTCACGATGTTAGCAGATCAGTTGCGAAACGGCTTGATCGGCCCGCAGGAATACGCGGCTGCGTTTGGCCGGTTGACAGAAGAGGCCAAGGGATCAGCGGCTGCTTTTGAGTATGGCTTGCGAATCACCGAGCAGGTCCGCACTGCCGAAGAGCGAAGGGCGATTGAGCTAGAAAAGTTGAGCGGGTTGCTATCGCAAGGTGCTATTTCTCAGGAGACTTTTGTTCGTGCTTCCGAGAAGGCGACCGGCGTTGAGAAGGAACGTGCCGACGCCGCTGCGTCTGCGGCTCGTATTATCGCTGCAAACCTTACTCCGCAGGAGCGATACTCACAGCAGATGCAGGAGTTGAGCGGTCATCTTGAAGCTGGCCGTCTGTCGCAGGATCAGTTCAACCGTGCCGCTCAGAAAGCGAAGGTTGACCTCGACGGGATCGGCAAAGAGGCAGGCAAGGCTGACAAGAATATCGATCAGCTCAACAAGAACGTCAGCTTTCTAGCCAAGGTAGAAATCGGCCGCCTAGTGTTCGACGGCGTGCGTGCCATCGGCAGTGCGTTTTCAAGTGTCCAAAATCAGATTGCTGGGCTAGTGACGTCTGCCAATTCTTCTATCGACCAGCTCAACGACTTTTCCCAGCGTACTGGTATCGGCGTTGAGGCATTGCAGGGCTATTCGCTCGCCGCGAAGCTGGCTGGCGTCGATACGGAACAGTTCGGCACTGCAATTCAAAAGCTCGCTGTGAACATCGGCAAGGCTACTCCTGGTGACGCACTCGACAAGTCTCTGCGAGCTATCAACCTGTCTGTCGGTGAACTGCGTGCGTTAGCACCCGAGCAGCAGTTCTCGGCTATCGGCAATGCAATCTCGACGCTGCCAACCGTCGCAGACCGTGCTGCGGCTGCGGTCGAGATATTCGGCAAGCAGGGTGCTGCACTTGCTCCGCTGTTTCGTGAAGGTGCCGCCAGTATCGAGGAACTGCAAGCCCGTGCCGACAAGCTTGGGCTAATTGTTGACGAGGCCCAGGTCAACAACGTCGCGAGCATGAACGACGCCTTCGATCTTGTCGCCGCGACGGTGCAAGGCATCACCGGGCAGGTGATTGGAAACCTTGCCCCTGCGGTCACAGACGTGACGAACCAATTCCTCCGGTTTGTGGAGGAGTTCGCAGGTATCAATGGCAAGGGCGGCACCGGCATTGCCAACGCGATCACCGACACGCTGCTGCGAGGAGCGGAATATTTCGCTGGCGTGTTTGACGAGTACGTGAAGTATTTTGGCGGCTTCACTGGTGCTTTGACCACAGCCGGTGAAACCTTCAATCAGATCACTGGCGTGCTGGAAGTTCTCAGCGGTGTGTTCAAGAGCATCTTCAACACGTTTGAAATCATCGGAAACGGGATTGCCGTGGCTCTCGGCAAGGCTCTTGAGGCGATTGGCAGCTACGTCAGCACTGATCTACAGAATTTCGGGCGTGACCTTCAAGTCAATGCCACTTCGCAATTGCAGCAGAACATTGCCGAGCTTGAGTCGGCTGGTCAGCAGATCATCGACGGCACGACGCAGGCTGTGTTTGGCAACGCGGCCGATCAGCAGTCTGCCGCTGCTGGTGCGGCGACAACATATCTGGAAGGCTTGCGGGCACAGATTGAGCGTGAGCGTTCTCCGCAGTTCAAGATTGAGACCGACATCGAGCAGACTCGCGAGCGATTCGATTCGTTCTTCAACGGAGTCGTTGACCAAAGCAGCGCCGTGACGCAGGCGATGCGTGGTTTTGAGGCGGCTGCGGCAGACGTTATTGACCCGCTCAACATAACAGCGGACGAGATCGCTCGCATCAAGGTGGAGCAGGACAAGGTCAACAGTGCAGTTGATCAAGAGCTACAGTCACGACAGGCTGTGAAGGATTCCACGATCGCCCAGGCCGAAGCTGACGCAAAGCGAATCGCCGAACTCACAAAAGCTAGCGACACGCAAACGAAACTTGCCGAGGATCTCGCCGCAGTCGAGCGCGAACAGGTTCGTGTGCAGGAGCAGCTGCAAGCGGCACGGCAGGCTGGCAACTCCGAGGCTGCTTCTTCTGCCGCTGCCACACTCGGCAAACTGGATCAACTCCAGGCGAGACTGTCAGACCTGCAACAGGCACAGGAGCAAGGCTTTGCTGACGGGTTCCAGAAGACGTTCGAGGCCACAGCAAAGAGCATTAGCGATCTCAGCGTAAAGGCAGAGCAGTTCGGCAACGTCGGTGCGATGGCAGCCGAGGCGTTGCGCCTAGGCGTCGAGCGTGCTCAGACGCAAGCCCGCGACGGGATATTGACACAGGAAACCTATGACCGTGAGGTAGCACGGCAGCAAGATTTGTTTGACCAGCGTCTCGCTGCCGCTCAGCGTGTTGAGGATTTTCTCGCCAACACGCTAGGTCAGCGTAACAAGGCCGAGCTAGATGCCGTCGCTAAGCTGGAGGAGCGTAAGAAGCAGGCTGAAGTCAATGTGCAGGCGATCCAGGCGAAGATTGCCGAAGAAGAGCAGAAGCGTGCCAATACGACAAACCTCGGCGAGCGTCGAGCGGCCACGCAGAGGATAGCAGCACTGCGTCAGGCAGAGAGGATCGAGGGCGGCATCGCCGCAGGACGCAATCAAGCAGGGCGCAATCAGGCATCTGGCCTTGCTGGCGGATTGCGGCAAGCCGAGCAGTTCCAAAGCAGAATCGCTCAAACGAACGAAAACTTCCTGAGAGCCTTCTCAGGCACATACGCCACGGCCAATGCCTCGTTGAGCCAGGCCAACGCCGTCGCTGCTGAACTTGCTCGTCAGCAGGAAATGCAGCGTCCTGTTGCCGGTGCAGTTGCGACGGCTGACATCCGCACGGCTGAGGGTGCGGCATTGGTGCTGGGCCTCGGGGCGGCGGCACAAGACCCTAATCTGATTGAGGCGAAGCTTCAGACAAAGCAACTCGCTGGCATTAGCACAGCAATCAACAACGCCGTCGCAGGATACCTCGGCACTGTTGCGGAGATTTTCTAAATGTCAGTTGCATCATTTCGCGAGCTTGGCAGGACGCTGGAGGGCGAGGTCGGCGGCACGACTGTCGCTAAGCGGCGGTTCATCGTCATCCTCGATGACAACGCGACGGTCTCACCGACTGCCAACCTGGACGTCATCAAGGCTGTCGGTGGTGGCGAGTGGGGCGTAGAACACCCTGAGTTTAAGTTCCTCAAGCTTCGCAAAGCGACGATGAGCGAAACCTTTGGCGACAACCCATACCACGTCGAGGTGAATCTCGAATATGGGGTTCTCCCATCAAAACTATTGCTAGCCCCTCTGCTTCGTTCAGCTGAGTGGGTGTTTGAGGCTGTCTCTGGCGACCAGATCCCAGCGTTGTTTTTCTACGATGGAATAACAAAACAGCCGCTGACCAATTCCGCGTATGACTTCTTTGAGGGGCTGACTGTTCCTGAGTCGCTGACTCGAGCCACGATCACAAAGAACTACGCGACTCGCCCTGACGCTCTTCTCAATTCTTTCGGGTTTTTGAACAGCGACGTCTTCAGCGGTGCGGCAATACATTCTTGCAAGCACGAGGGATCAAAAATTGAGCAGGTCGAGGAACTGTGGGGAAACGTGCGATATAACTTCTGGCGTGCTGAGTCGCAGATAATTTTTCGCCCATCCGGCTGGAATCTACAGCTGCCAGACATCGGCTTCAATTTCATCAGTGGCGGGCAGAAGCGTCGCGCCATGGTGTTTGATTTTCAAAACGCTGAATGGATTCCAAGCTCTGGCCCACTTGGACTGGATGGCAACGGTGGGCTGACCGGCGGCTATCCCGCAATCCTCAATCGGAGAGTCCTGCCAGAGACATCATTTTCTGTGCTTTTCGGCGCTCCTCCGGCGTGATTCTGCCAGAGCGCCACACCAAAAACGTAGAGTGAAAATATGGCTGACCCAACGTATGAAATCCTGCCCGCTGAGCTAGACCTCGCGTTCATCAAGGGCGACGAGTTCGGGATGGTTCTCGCTGTCAACGCGACCGACCTGACAGGCTACAGCTACGACACAAAAATCTACAGCCTGACCACCGTTGATGTGGGCGGTGGTCTTGGTGCTGGCGTAGCCTCGGCCGCTGGTGCGACTGTCGTTGCGTTCACGGTGACGCCGGTCACACTCACAGCCGGTCAGGTCAATCTGTCTCTGACAGAGACGCAGACCAACTCGTTGACGGCTGGGGCGGAATACCGCTGGTGGTTCAAGACCATCACCCCAGGCAACGTGACACGAACGATTCTTGCCGGTGACGTCAGCGTGAGGGTGCCGTAATGTCTGTGACAGTCAATGTCGTCGGACAGACTGCTGTCAGCATCAGCGTGGCTAGCCAATCTGCCGCCAGCGTCAGCGTGGCGGCATCAACTGGGGCCAGCGTTGTCGCGTCTGGCGGCATCGGACCTGCTGGATTCATCACGGTTCCGGGTACGGCGACGGCAGCGTTCGGCACGTTTCAGCTTCAAGCGGGCGACGGCATCACGGTCAGCACTGCCAACGGGCAGTTCCTCATCTCGTCATACCCAAGCACAACCGTGGCGAGCCTTGCTCCTGTTCAGAGCGTGGCAGGCCGCACTGGGGCGATTGTCCTCCAGGCGAGCGACGTGACGGCTGGCACGTTTGCTATCGGTCGGATTCCCACGATTGGATATACGGCACTTTCTGGCGTGCCAACAGCGTTCTCGTCAGCGAGCCATACCCACGACGCTGCGGCAATCTCATCGGGCACGCTGTCGATTGCTCGCATTCCGACTATCTCATACACGGCCCTGAGCAATACGCCCGCGACGTTCAGCCCCGCATCCCACACCCACTCCACCAGCGACGTCGTGGCATTCACTGCCGCTGCGTCTGCGGCGGCTCCGGTGCAATCGGTGCAGTCGAGGACGGGGGCTGTCGTGCTGACGCGAGCGGACCTCACAGCCGCTGCTCAGGTGCATACTCACTCGACGTCTGATGTCGTCGGTCTCACCGCTGCGTTCTCGCAAATCGGCCATACGCACTCGACAACAGACGTTGTGGCGTTCACAGCCTCGGCATCTGCCGCTGCCCCCGTGCAGAACGTGGCGGGGCGTACGGGGGCGATCAGCCTCGCGGTGGCCGATATTTCCGGGCTGGCAAGCGTTGCCTCTAGCGGCAGCTATACGAGCCTCAGTAACGTGCCAGCAAGTTTCGCTCCGAGCAGCCACACGCACTCGACGGGCGACATCACTGGCTATCAAGGGCTCCCTGCTCAAGCTGGCAAGGCTGGGCCGCTGGTGACTGACGGCACCAATGCAACGTGGACGAGTCGCTACTCGATTGTTAGCCCGGTGCTGGTGCAGGGTGCTGGAATGACGCTGACCCGCGACACGGCGGCTGGGTCAATCACGGTGGCGTTCGCTGGCGGCACGTCAGGCGTCTCAGTCAGCAGTGCCACGCCGCAGCCGCTCGGGACGGCATCGGCTGGCTCTAGCAGCGATGCCGCCAGAGCCGACCATGTGCATGTTATGCCGTCTGCGGCAGACGTTGGTGCAGCGGCAGCAAGCCACTCACACCCATATGTGCAGGTACTCAACGGGCTGACGGGCACTCTGTCGATTTCCGGTGGTGCGGGCGTGACTGTCAGCACGGCCAGCAGCTCGATCACGATTGCTGCGGCTGGCTCCTACACGTTGCCGCCTGCCAGTAGCAGCGTCCTAGGGGGTATTAAGGTCGGTGCAAATCTGACGATCACTGACGGTGTGCTTGCTGCCACTGGCGGCGGCGGCTCCGCGAACATCGTTGAGGCAACCACTGCGGCTGGGTTCCCGGCAACCGGGAGCAGCGGCACGCTCTACCACGCGACCGATAGCAGCCGAATCTATTTTTGGGATGCGTCGGGCGTTTACGTTGAGGCTGGCACGTCCGGTGGGGGCGGCTCAGGTGGAGACGGCACTGACGCAGCACTGCGAGCCTTGTTTGCCCCGCCAGCACCGACAAGCGTCACGGCTACCATCAGTGGGTCTAACGCCTCAGTGTCGTGGACCGCACCAACCGTGCTATCGCAGACGCCGATCACCGACTATACGGTTCAATACAGCACAAACTCTGGCTCGACGTGGACGACCTTCACGCGGTCAGCGTCCACGGCGACATCGGCCACGGTGACCGGCCAGGGTTCTGGTGGCTACCAGTTCCGCGTGTCGGCGACGAACGGTGCTGGCACCGGAGCGTACAGTTCCGTCGCCACGCTGGCGTCTTCCAAGCTCACTGTTGCACGCGGCAGCGGCGGGGCCAGCACGGTCACCGGACTCGGCACAGCAGCCTCTCCGTTCACTCGCGCCGCTCGCGTTGCGAATAACAACGCAGACGGTCTGATGGCAGCAGGTAACGGCATCAACAGCGGGACGTACACATTCACGGCGACGGCAAGCGGCACGGCGTATGTCACATGCACGTTCTACGACGACGGCGGCAACGGTGCCGTTGGGTTCATTCGCAAGAACGGCGCGCAGCAGGGCGCGTACATCGCCGACGGCGCGACAGTCACCGCTCGCGCCATAACCGTCGCGTCGGGTGATGTGATTACGTTTAACTCGGACTACTACATCTCATCGTTCTCAAACGTCAGCGTCTGGGTTGTCTAAAGGATTAGAGCTATATGGCACTGTCATTTCCAAGCAGCCCGTCAGTCGGGGATTTGTCAACACAGAACTCGCGGCAGTATCGATGGAGTGGCTATGCGTGGGAGCTCGTCGCCGCGAGCGGCTCTGGCCTCACATGGTCATCGGTGCCAGCGTCAGCGACGGCGACAGGAACGGCGGGTCAGATCGCGTATGACGGGTCTTATTTCTATGTTGCCTCGGCAAGCAACACATGGGGGCGAGTGGCACTGAGTTCTTGGGACCCGCTGTTCTCGTACGTCACCTTTTTGCTTCACTGCGATGGGGAGAACGGCGGCACCACGTTTACCGACAGCAGCGCGTACGCGCAGGCGGCAACTCGCATTGGCTCTGCGCAGACCAGTACATCGCAGAGCAAGTTCGGTGGCGCAAGTTTGCTGCTGAACGGCACCACCGACTACGTTCGATTTCCTTCCAGCGACAACTTTTATTTCAGCGGCGATTTTACGATTGAGGCATGGATCAGATTGTCGGCATATCCATCGCCGTACGTCGGTGATTACGGAGCCACAATCATTTCCCGCGATGACGGAAGCAACGCGCCAACAACACTCGGATGGAATTTTACTGTTTCAGGTTCAAGTGCTCAGACGCTTAACCTTGGTTTGACAAGCACGTCTGGCACTAGGACGATCATATCTGGCACGGCTAATTTTGCATTGAACACTTGGTATCACGTTGCTGCCGTACGAAGTGGAAATACCGTGTATCTGTACAAGGATGGCATTCTTCTGAATAGCGGAGGCACCTCCTATACATCGGCGCTTGCTAATAATCCGACAACACTAAAAGTCGGTTCGCTCGACTACGACAACACTTACAAATACTGGTTTCCTGGCAACATTGACGACGTGCGAGTCACCAAGGCGGCACGGTATCCAGGCGGCACTACGTTTACTCCTGCAACCTCCGCTTTCTTGAACAAATGACCGACAACGAAACCATCACCGTCGCCCTGCTCTACGCTGCGCTCGCGTTGGTCGGCCCGTTTGTCCTCACGCGGCTCATCCGATGGGCCGCGAGCGAGGACGCGCAGCGGCTGGCGGCCGAGATCGGGTACGCGATAGAGGCATCGAGGTGAGTACCTAAAATGCCTGACCGCATCTCATTCACGCGGCCCTCAGTTGCACGCATCGCGAGCGTTGTGCGGGCCGTCGAGAATGCACGACCGGCTTCTGCACCGTTGAGGTCAAAGACTGTAGAAGCGAATCCGAGGGTGTTTCGAGTCTGCACGTTTACCGGGGCATGGACGATCAACACGGAGAAGGTGGTGACGTTCAAGAACGTGACCACGACGCCGAATACGGTGAGCGCGATGAATCTCGTCTGCGGCATAAGCCCGACAGCATCGTGCGATGTGTCGATAGCAAGAGCCGGATCAGCGTGGTATCTCGTCCAGCCCAATCTCACCCAGCAGCCTGGGTATTCAACCAGCGGCACGCAAGTAATGACGATTCAGAGCGGAGTGCTTCGCTGGCTCGGCACCACGGCGTGCAGCACCTAATGCCACTCGCAACCAAAAACGGCGCGATCATCATCAAAGACGGCAGGCTCGCTGAATCTTGCGCGTGTTGCAGCAAGGCAGGATGCGAGCAAGGCTCGCCTTTCTTGCCTGGGAGGAATTCTGCATCTATCGCAGTCACGCTCGCAAACATCATGCCTACGTTTTCATCCGCTGCGAAAAAAATCTCTAGCAGGCCGTGGCTTGATTTTCTTAACGCATTCCCTTCAAGCTCGGAGGGCCTTAAAATTCCTTTGTACCTCAACTGGAATGGAGACCCATCATACTCTAATAATCTGTCGTATTCCGGCGCAATCGTTATACAGCTAATCACAAAAGCAACTTACAATGTCGGCGGCAACGATAGAGAGTTTCCGCCAAGTGCATTCGGGTACGCTTCAAATCTAAGGTGCCTATATCGTCATGAGTTTTTTACGACCAGCTACGAGGTTCCGAAGCCTACGTATACTTCAGGAGTTCTGGTTCCTGCCTACAGTGTTAGCTGGCAAATAAATGATGGCGTGTTTGTTTTTGTGCAAGGGGTGATTACTGGTGCGATTAACTTTGTGCCGCCCGGCACTAGTCCTACAGATTGGCCCGCACCAAGATTTTCCACGCCTAGCGACTCACGGCTAACAGCTGGAGGGTTTGGCTTTAGTGCTGGCTTTGCATACCGTGGTTTTCCCGACACGCAGATAATTCCTGCACAGACATCCACGAATCTGTTTGCGTCCACTGCTTCTGGAACAACATACGACTGGAGCTATGACCTCACAATCTCAATGGAATAATTGCTGTGCTGGAACGGAACTCAAAAAGATCGTCGCTGGATGGCCCCTCTACATCGCCGCCAGCCCAGACTGCCCATGCAACGCGCGAGCCGCCGAGATGGATGCCCGAGGGTGCGGTTGGTGCGAAGCCAACATCGACACCATCGTGGGCTGGCTCCGCGAGCAGGCCGAGGCTCGCGGCCTGCCGTTCCTTGACGTTGCCGGACGGCTGATAGTGCGGCGTGCCATTGCCAACGCTCGGCGTAACGCTTGACACGCCTGCCACTCTAGTGGCATGGGACGCGCCAAAGCCAAGCCACCAGCCGAAGCGGTGATCCTGCCGCCAGAGCTGGACGACGACGACGACAACGCTGGTGGCGGCATCCCAGACGACGACGGCTGGATACACCTCGAAGGTAAGGAGCCTGAGCGTGGGGAAGAAAAGCCAAAGCGGAAGCCTGCTCGACGACGTTCGTGACGCAATGGCGGCAGTTCGCCACGGCCAAGCCCGATGGTACGAGCGTGTCGCACCAGAGCATCTCGCAGAACTCGTCGCCATCAAGGCAGCGTGGCGTGCCGGGGAGCTTGGCAAACGTAAAAAGACACTGGCACGGGATCTGTCCGCTCGGCTGCGTGCGCGTGGCATATCTGACGTTGGCGAACAGGGGGTGATCGCATGGCTCAACGACGTTTGAGAGACGAGATTGCAGAGGATGTGAGCCACTCTCAGCAACTGGCGGCTGACGCTGAACTGGTCCGGCTGCGTTCAGAACTGGCAACGTACCGCAGCCGGTACAAAGCGGCTTTGGCTCAGATCGACCGCGAGCGTGAGCGTGGCGACTCGCTCGCTGCACTGTCTGACATTCGAGCCGTCAAGGCCCCATTGACCAAGAGTGTCAAAGGAAAACGGCACGACGCCACGGCGGTGCTGATGCTGTCGGACATTCACTGCGAAGAGAGAATCCTGCCTGAGACCGTAAATGGCGAAAACGAGTACAGCCTTGAAATATGCCAACTGCGGCTCAACGAGTTGCAGGAGCGGTTCATCGCCTGCCTTGAGCATGAACGCAACCAAGCCAACATCCGCCGCGTTCTCGTCTGGCTAGGCGGCGACCACATCACGGGCCACATCCATCCCGACTGCATGGAGGTGGCGCAGCTCTCGCCGATGAACGCCACTAGGTGGATCGCCGAGCGGCTGCGTGGGCTCATCGACTCCATTGCCCAGCACGCCGACGAGGTGATCGTCTGCACGAACGCTGGCAACCACGGGCGAAGCACCGAGAA